AGCACCTGTTCCTGTATAAGACACAATACTAAATCCTGCTGTTTGATTTGCAGATACAGTTGAGGTTATGCTTCCATCGTAATTTATTGAACCAGAACCATTAGCTTTCCAATTCCATGATACATATGTTTGGCTATTTTGATTTACTGCATTACCAGAGCCAACTGTAAAACCATCACTACCTATAGCACCAATATTATTTACATCTTCACTTTCAGCAGTAGTAAGATTTGGATATAATAATTTTGGATATGTTCCAGTTCTAAGTTTATCTACTAGTCTATGGTCGTAAGTAGTTGTTCTTCCTTTTAACCAGACCATATCAGGTGCAAATCCTACTCCTGTTATACTTCTTGATGAATTTCCATCACCTGTATAAAGTTTAGTATTAAAATAATCAGAAGGTTTTGTAATTGAACTATATGCCATAATTTTTATCCATAAGTGTTAATATTTTTTGTATTTAATGCGTAATATCCTGATGGTACATCATATTCAAATAAACTTCCATTACCATTTGAACCTGCAGAAGTTATAGCTGTGGTACCAAAAAATCCATTACCCCAATTCATGTAAATATTTGAAACTGTTGTTCCACCATTAGGTCCTATATAAGGAACATAGGTCTTAGTTAAATCAATACCTGTTACAACTGCATTACCACTATTAAAATAAGTACCGTTTTTATGTAGTTTTAAAGTTCCAGCATCCATATCGAAAGCCATTCCAAATATATCATTTTCTGAACCTGAATAAGCAGATGAAACTTCAGAGCCATCTTTTCTAACCGACCCAGCATCAGGTCTATAAGTAACCCCTTTACTAGGATTACCACCTTGTACCATTGATATTTCAGAATCTATAATTCCTACAAAAGCTGCTTGATTTCCACTGCCTGTTAAACCCCACTTCCATTCCCAATACCATTTACCTTGATTAAAGCCTAAAGTTCCACCAGAAGCAGCATCATAAGGTGAACCACTTAGTCCATCGTATCTAGTGTTTCCATTAGAAAACGTACCACCATTTTTATTATGTAAAGGATTTATTGTGCAATAATTATTTGTTGGGGTATCAAGTGCTTGTTTTAAATCTCCATTTACTGTGTAATTATTTGTTTGACCAGAACTATCTAAACCTAAGTTAGCAGAGTTTTCAAACTTTAAATGAAAACCATTAGTACCCCAAGATAAACCAGATGGTGCTTTAAATTTCCAAATACCAGATGTAGAATCTGTTTCACCAAATGATGTTGGTGTTAATTGTTGTCCATCAACAAATGCAACATGACTCATATAACCTTGAAATAAACCAGAACGATAACTAACATTGTGTTGAGTTGTTCCATTAATTGCAAAGTCATAATTTTGTGATGGATAAGTTTCTGTATCCCACGATGTTACTTGTTCACCATTTACATAAACTTTCATTCTATTACTTGCTGTGGCTTGAGTAGTGTCTACAGCCCAAACTATATGATACCAGGCACTTAAATCTCTAAGTAATCTTGTACTATTTAAAGCTCCACTATTCGCACTATTTACCGATACCTGTATTCCACTTGCTGTAATTCCTATAGCATCAATATTACTACCTCCAGAAACATCAGCAGTAAAAAAATATCCACTTCCAACTACATCTGCATTATGTCCTTTAAGCCATGCAGATAATGTAAAAGTTTTTGTGTTTCCTGCTCCACTTGGTGTTCTTGCTAAATAACTATTTGCCATAATATTATCCTAGTTAAACTGTCCTGAGTTATTTGCTCCTGTTGTTACATTTATAGTAAACGCTCGGTCAGCAGTTTGTGCTTCCGCATCTGTTGCTCGAACTGTAAAACTAAACAATGTATCTGAAGTAATTCCAGCTGATACAGTTCCTGTTATTGTAGCAGAACCTGAACCAGTATTCAACGATAGACCTGTTGGTAAAGATCCTGATTGTACTGCAAAAGATGTTGCGTTAGTTGCTGTGATTGTAATTGTTGAAATAGTTGCTCCTGCAGCAAATGCACCTAATGATCCTGCTGAAGTAACCCATGCTGGTGCATCAGAAACCGTTAATACAGCACCTGTTTGCACTGCATTACCATCTGGGTTTTCAATATATAATTTATAAGTTCCATCAACAGGTAAAGTAAACTTAACTGTAATACTTGTTGCAGATGAAAAAGATACTTCATCAGCTACAACAGTTGCTCCTGTAGAGTTATTAATTGCTGTAACCAAAGGTACTGATACAAAATTAGTTCCTGCTATTGTGCAAGTAGTCTGTGTGTTTTCAATTGTTGATGGTGTGATAGAACTAAATGTTGGTCTTGTTTCTGTAGTTAAAGTAATGGATCCACCAAGCGCTACTGCTTGACCGTTGATTGTAATTTGTCCTGAACCTGTAAGAGCTGAGTTTGCAATGTTCTGTGTACCAGCAAACGTTGCACCACTAGGTATAGTTATAGTATCACCACTATCTCCTAGTTGTACGTTGGTCCCTGATCGTGGACTTATTTTATTTACTTTTACTTCACTCATTATCTTGCCGTTGCTGGTACGTTATTTGATCCTACAATTGGATTTTCTGCAAATGCCATGTAGATGTATGTTTTACCAGAACCATTACTACCACCACCTGACTCTCTGACTTTAAATCCATTACTTAATAAATCATAAAATGTGTTTGTTGCTTCAGCAGAATTTTGATTTACATATATATATTGTGCAGCAGGATTATCTATATCTCTTTTATTATCTAATATATACCAGCCATATCCAGTGTCTGTTGCATTTTTAAAAATAACAAAAGCAGGTTTAAATCCTGTGTAAACAAATGTTCCATTAGCATTTCCATTACCTGTGTAGCCTCCAAATTTTGAATAGCCTTTTACATCTGCAAAACAATAAGCAATATATTCTTGTCCTGAACCATTATTAGAAGTTAAATTACCAACGGAAAAAACAGAACTAGTTGGTGCTGTAGCATTAGAAAAATTATAACCAGCTTCTTTTGCATAAGTTTGATTAAGAGCCATATAAGCATTAGGAGTTCCTGGTTGTATAAAGTCATGATATACAGCCCAATCTCTAGTTGAATTTGTATTTTTAAAAATAATCATTTTTGGTGCAGCACCTAATCCGTGTCCTACAGTAGCATTACTTCCAGTACCAGTGTATTTACAAATACTAAATCCTGCTGTTGTATTAGCTGATGTGTATGTTGTGTTTATAGAACCATCTGTATTTGATGAACCTTGACCATTTGCCTTCCAGTTCCATGATGCAAAATTAGAATTATTTTTATTTGTGACATCATCATTTCCAGATTGTGCTAAAGAAAATCCATCACTATCAAATGAATATAAATTATTTAAATTTGTAGTTTCAGCATTAGTTAAATTTGGGTGAATTTGTTTTCCTGCACCTCTAACAGCATCAAATACAAAATGGCTATAAGTATCATCTCTTGATTTAATCCAAGTCCAATCTGGTTGAAAACCAACTCCTGTAATAGAATGATTTGTTGAACCATTACCTGTGTAAAGTTTAGTGTTAAAGTGTAAATTTGGTTTATCTATTTGTGCCATTAACTATACTCCTGTGCATTTAATGATTTAGTACAAAGTGCTTTATAACCTGTTGGAACTGAGTATTCAAAAATTCCTATTCCATCATCTGGGTTTTGTGCTGAAGATACAGCAGTTGTTCCGAAATAGCCATTACCAAAATTTAAATGACCATCTGCATCATAACAATTAACTACAGCAGTCCAACCAGTACTATCGATTCCAGATAACATATCAGTTGCAGCTACTCCTTGAGAAACTCCATTTTTATAAAAAGTTATTTCTCCATCTGTTAAATTTAAAGCTACACCTATTATATCATTAGCTGTAAAAGTTGCTCCATAACTTGATGAACCAGATATATATTTATATCCATTATTTTGATATGCTCTTCTCTCTCCAGAACCTTGACTATAATTGTTTAAAGCTACACCAACTTGAAAAGCACCACTTCCGCCAATTCTTGTAGGTTTAGCTTCAAAATAATATTTACCTTTAGTAACATAAAAGTTTGACCTAACCTCTCTAAACGCACTATTTGAATTTGTAATACTTGTATTAGCATTAGATAAAGTTGGAAGTGTACCACTAGAACCACTTGAATTAGTTGGTATATCAATTGGTGATAAAGTATTAAAAACATTACTAGGAGTGTCTTTGTTTTGAATAATTGTACCTGATGTTGTTAAATTATGTGAGTTACCTGAAGAGTCTAACCCCATATTTGCTGAGTTATCAAATTTTAAAAAGAAACCATTATTACCATAATTAGCTTGTGATATCCCTGGATCAGTTTTAGGTTTCCAAATTCCAGTTGTTGCATCTGTTTCACCGAAAACTGTTGGTGCATAACTTTGACCATCTACATAATGAAAATGCGCTAACTGACCACTAAAATAAGTTGCAGTTCCTGACTGTATATGACCTATTATCATTGTTCCACCTGATTTAAATAAATCGTAATCAGTATTTTGTCCAACATCAGTGCTAGTTGTAAAAGAAGTTTCTTGAACTCCATTGATATACATTCTTACTCTATCGCCAGCTGTGCCTTGAGTAGTATCTACTCTTAATACAATATGATACCAAGCATTTACATCTCTAAATAATCTATTTGTTCTTTTTTCATCTTGACTTTGATTACCAAAAACTTGAAGTTGGTTATCAGATTTAAACCTTATATAACCATAGTTACTACCATCTGTATAATTAGAAATGATATAATTGTTGTTTTCATCAAGCACAGATCTTTTCATCCAAAAAGATACAGTACCTATGTCAGCACTTGTTGGTGTTGTAGTTGTTCGACTTAATTTTGCTGATGCCATTAACAGAATCCTCCAGCGTTAGATATACCAGCAGTTGACGTAATTGACAATGCTTGATCCGTAGTTTGACCTTGAGCATCTGTTGCTCTAACAGTAAAACTATATACAGTTTGACTTGAGATAGTTGGCATTGTTCCCGATATTACTGCTCTATATGTAGAGCCACTTGGATTTGTTGTTGATCCAATAGTTATGCCAGCAGGTAGTGCACCTGATACAACAGATGTACTTATAGTTACAGCACTATCTCCTGTCACATCTATGTTTTGTGAATAAGCTGTGTTTGATTCTCCGTTAGGTAAACTTGTTGTTGTAAACACAGGGCCATCAGAAACAACTAAATCTGTACCACTTCTAGCTGCATTACCATCTGGATTTGTAACTAAAATTCTAACGTTTTGTCCATTTGTTAAACCAGCTGTGCCAGTTGTAAAACTTATTGTTGTTGCACTTGTAAATGTAACAGATGTTGCAGATTGAAAAGCACCATTTGCTCTTTGTAATTCTACTTTTGGTATTGATGCAAAATTTTGTCCTGTAATAGTTATTGTGCCACCTACATCTGCATCTATAACTGTTGGTGTAAAACTAGATATAACTGGTTGTGTTTCAGTTGGTATTGTAGCTGAACCACCTAAGTTTACAGCAACACCATTAATTGTAATTTGTTCGTTTACTAAAGCAGAGTTTGGTATAACATCATTTTGAAATGTTAAACTATCACCAGATTCACCAACTTGTAAGTTAGTGCCAGACTGTGGAATTATTTTATCTACTTCTATTGTACTCATTATATAATTACCAAATTACCTGTTACTGTTACAGTTCCTGATACGGTTACTGGGCCTGCTAAAACTCCTGAATCCATTGTTTGAACATCAGAAATTGTAGAAGAGTGTGTTGTTACATAAGTTGTGGCTGTCATAGCTGCAGACGGAGCTCGTTTAGCAGGATAAGTACAAAATACAGTTTTAGTTCCAGCAGCAAAATTTACTTTGTTATCTGAATTAGAAGAGGAGATAACGGTATCTCTTGAAAGTGTATCAGTAGCTGCATCAGTTACTGTTCCAATACCGACTTCAAACTCAGAAGAACCATCTCTTGATATTGCATAAAACGTATTATTACCATTACCAATACCAGTAACAAAAGTTTCAAAACCTACTTCGGTTCCTGTTAAATCAAATGTTCCTGTACCAGTAGTTGTACTAGTCTGTTTAACTCTGTCATTTAATACAAAAGCCATTTATGTGTTCCTTACTATTACGCGTTACCAATTCTTAGTATCGCACTTGTAGAATTATTAGCTGGGAATTGAACAACAAAATCACCATTCGTAGCAGTTTTGTTTCCACCAAAATCTAACACCATAACTAGTTCGTTTCCGCCACCAGTTGTTTTATAAATAGCAGCTCCTGCAGCAGTCAAAGTAACGGAGTTAAAAGTTAATTCAGCAAAATCTATAAATGCGATGTTTGATGAAACTGCCACTCCATTGTTTGTTAACGCTTTACCTCCAGCTGGATAAGCAGTTCCTGTAGAACTAACTTCACCGTTTCCTGTGCCAGCTAAGTAAGTTGTTGATGACGCGCTGTAAGAAGAGATGCTAGTGTATAAAGCAAGTTTAAAAGCGTTACCGCTGTTACCTGCAGTGTCAAAATTAAAAGTCCCTTTTAATAATCCAGTTTTAAATGAATCAGGTACTATGTTTGCCATACTTTATCTCCTATTGTGATGGGTTAAGTGATTTAAGAGGAGTACGAATAACACCATCTTCATATTCGCCTCGGCGTCTACGACCTTGTTGTTCGATCGCATACGTTTCTAAAGACTTGTCGTATTGTCCTTGATAGTATTGTAACATATCTATCGGACCTTTCAAGTATCCATACGCTTCTACAAGAGAACCATATAAAAGTAAATCTTGATATTTATTTGATAAATAAGTGCCAGTGGCAGCAACAGAACTATCTGTTAAGCTAGTTGGTTGTTTAATATAGGCCATAGTTATTGTATATGATGCATTAGGAGTAGGTGCTAAAACCCAAAAATTACCATCCCAGTTTGCATAATATTTAGGCACCCCTGAAGCTGTTCCTGGTGTGTTATAATATTCAGCCATAAAACTTGTATCTCTTTGTTCTAAAAATTCATGAATATTTGGTGTTACTGTAGAATTAGTTATTTGAACATATCTAATAATTCTTAAATCAGATGGAATTGTTACATATCTATTTCCATTTGTAGTAGTAGAAGTTGCATAAAATCTATCGGCATCTGAATCTACTGCTCTATAAATTTTATTTTCTGCATTTTGAACTAATCTGTTTAATATTGCATCACTAAAAACAGTGCTATCTACTTCTGTAAAATTTCTAATATCAGTTCTTAAATCTGTTATAGTGTATGCCATTATGATCTGCTACTCACTGGTCCTACAAAGATCTGTGAGCCTCCTCCTTTACTAGTTGTAGATGCTGCAGATGGAATAGTAAAGGTATATTTATTACTAAAAGTTTCTGTAGCGTTTGCAAAATTTTGTCTGTTTTCATTTATAACCGTTATTGTATGTCCACCAAATATTTTAGTTCCTGAATCAAAAGCTAATGCTGTTGTGCTTGCAGGAGTTTTTCCAAAAAATTGAGCTGAGGTTGCTCTAGTTAAGTTAGATATTACATTACCAATTTTAGTAGTATATTTAATTACCTCACCAACAATTCTTAAACTAGACTCTTGAAATTTTAATGGATCTGTGTCAGCGTTTTGTAATTTTTCTACTTTTTCTAAATAAACAAATCCTGTACCTGGGAATCCTGTCGCGTCTGTTAAAGTTATTTGTGTAGAACTAGCTGTGATAGCACCATTAATAGTTGTTTCTAAATTAAAAGTTTTTGCATCAACTCCACCTACACTTTGAACATTATTAAAACTAATTATATCATTTGTTGATCTACCATGATCTGGTTCAAATACAGTTATTGTAGTTGTTCCATTTGTAGATATTGGATTAACACCTAATATAGTTGATGTTGGAAATTCTGTTCTTGCAGGTCTTGCATTTAACAAACCTTGATTATCTGCACCTTTAGGTTTTGGTTCTAATTGTGGTTGCTTTGGTTCAAACTCAGATGTATGAACTAATGATCCATTCCATTCTTTTACCATTTCTAAATATGGAAACTCCATACCAGATCTATCTGATATTGCTTTTGAATGTTTACCTCTAGAAAAAGCCATTATACTCCATCTCCATAAAATGTTTGTGGTGTTATGAACGCTGATGTTCTTTGTCCATCTTCTGTTAATGCTCTAGCTAATTCATCTTCATAAATTAATTTATTTGCTTGAGCAGTTTCAGGAGAATATTTTAAACTTAAATAATATGCTAAACCAGAAGTCATACATGGTAAAAATCTGTATACAACATCTGCTTCATTTGTATAAGCACCAGCATCTTGTATTCTAGCTACATAATAAAATTTTAATTTATAGTTTGCACCAGAGAAAGAAGAGTTTGGTGTTAAATATAAAAATATACTAGGTGCAACACTTCTTTGAACATAATATTGTGATGGTGTACCTTTTGCTAGTTTATTTGGTAATGCAGAATAAGTTGATCTATCAATTTTTGTTAATGTAGTATCAACTGGTGCTGTTGCAGTTGTATCATCTCTAACATAAGCCTCTAATACATCACTTATATCTTGTGGAAAATTTGCATTATCGTTTGCAAAATTATATTCTGCTTGACCATTGACTAATGGAACTGAAGCTAGTTTTACTTTCCAAAGATGTACACCTCTGTTACCCCATTCAGATAATAAAATATTTAAAGAACGTCTTGCACTTTTTAACTGATAACCAGTTCTATTACCACGCAAGCCTGTTCTCTCATAAGCTTCTTCTATAATTTCGTCGATCGGTAGATCGAATGTTGTAGTACCCGACGTAGCCATTTTTCTCCTACTTATCTATTATAACAGTAACAATTGCATTTGAAAGAGCTGATATAGTCATGCCGCCTTCAAATAAAATTCCATCTTCTGCTAAGTTATAAGAAAAAACATCTCCGTTTGGAACATCAGCTTGGAATTGAGTTACTGAATTACCGTCTTGTAAAGTTACAGATCCTGCACCTCCACTAGAGGATAAAATAATTCCTCTTAATCTTGTTCGTCCTCCAAAGACTGCTCCAGTTCCTGTTGCTCGAACTGCTTTTACATCACTTTTCATTATCCTGTGTATCCTATTGTTACAGAGTCTGTATTAGTTAAATCTAAAAAAACTCCTGTCTTAAATCTTATTCCACTTCCTGGAACAAAAACATCTAATCCTTCAGTACCAAACTTAGCTTGAAATTCTAATGAACCTGCATTTGAAGTTCCATCATGTAATTTAACAAGAGAGTTGTTTGCACCAAAAGCTTGAATGTAAGTTACTCTACATGGTCCTAAATCTATACCACCACCAGTAATAGTTTTAAAACTACCATCTGCTGTTAGTGTTGTAAATTTTTGATCACTTGAAAACGATCCGCCACCTGCCATTTTTTTCTCCTAATTAGGAGCCCCGAAGGGCTCCATTAAAATTATGATATGTTAGCAAGCGTGTCTACTCTTTTCCAGTTTGTTCCATCTGAAAAAGCGTATACTTTTGCACCAGCAGCACCATTATCAACATATATTAAAACGCCTTCGTTACCTGCTGCGCTTAATGTTTTTGTACCGTCAGTTACTTCAGTTGAGTTCGCACCAATTGAATAAGTGTTTTTTCCACCTTGTTGCGTATCGCCTGCATTCTTATTTGGTCCACCAATAAATCCATTAAGAGATGTTACTGGTCCTGTAAATGTAGTATTTGACATTTTTTATCCTCCTAGTTTTTTGAACGTAATCTCTAGGCCGTCGACTATACTCGTTTACGTTCTTAATTAATTGTATAGTAATAAGATTTATATATTAGATTTAATCAGAGCGCAAGAGGGCTGTGGTTTTGTTTTGATTTTATTGTAGCTTTAAGTAGCTACAGAAACTTCAGGTGCAACGCCTTCAACTTTATTTTGCATATGCTCTTTTTTAGCTTCTGCAAGTTTTATATGGCTAATTACTTCTCTGACTCTTCTGTCAATCTTAACCATATTGAGAGTATATCTACCCTCTTTAAGGTGTTCCTGCTCCCACTCTAGATCCAGACCCTTTTTTTTGTGATACAGGTCCTGTAGATGTTGCATCATCTCCTCCATTAATAACCTCCTCGTAGGTTATTCGTTTTTTTCTTGGATCATACATTTCTCCAAGATATTCCCATTTTATATCACCTTTTCCCAATTTGTCAATAATAGCATTTTCTATATCTAATGGACCTTCATTACAGGTAATTTTTATCTCCATTTTGTAATGATACGCATATATTTTGACTAGGAAATTTTTCATGTTCACACCTTTTATATCATATGTGGCGAGACAAGTCTCGCCACATAAATCTTTTTATTACGCTCCTGGAGATCCGAAGATACCTCTAGGGTCAGAGAATCCAAATGAATATCTCTCTCTAGCTTTGTATCTAAC